GGCTGAAGTGCTGACTGAAGAAACCAAAGCAGAACTTGAAACTGCTTTCAAAACTCAGCTCGACGAAGCTATCAATGCTGCTCGTGAAGAAGCCAAACTGACTGTTACTGCTGAACTGAATGAACAGTGGATTACAGAACGTGAAACTCTGATCGAAGCTCTGGACTCGAAAGTTACAGAAGCTCTGGCAGAAGAACTGAATGAACTGCGCGCCGATATCGAAAACTTCCGTGACCTCGAAGCAGAAGCTGCTGAGAAGATTGTTGAAGCTAAGGCTGAAATGGCTGATGCCGTTAAGCGTGATATCGCTGAACTGATCGAAAAGCTGGACACATTCCTCGAGATTCGTCTATCTGCTGAACTCGAAGAGCTGCGTGAAGATGTTGATGTCGTTAAGAAGCAGCAGTTTGGTAAAACCGTTTTCGAAGCTTTTGTTACTGAGTTCCAGAAGCACTATGCTGCTGACGACTCCACGGAAGCTAAGCTGTCCGAAGCTGAACAGCGTCTGGAAGATGCTCTTACAGCTCTGGAAGAAGCTGAGAAGAAAACAGCCAAGATGGAACGTTCCATCAAGCTGGAAAAAGTTTTGGCTCCTCTTTCGGGTCGTTCGAAAGAAGTCATGGAAGCAATCCTCAAGAGTGTGGACACCCCTATGCTCGAGCAGGCCTACAACACATACGTTGGTCGTGTGTTGAAAGAAACTTCTGTTGTTACAGAAGGTGAAAAAACCTCAGAGAAGGAAGATACAGTACTAGCTGAAGGTGAAAAAGTAGCAGCAACCAAGGGTGTGGTAAAAACTGGTAATGATGAAGAGCAGATCGCAGAAGAAGCAACTATTGTGGAAGCTGAGTCTCTCGAAGCAAAGCCAATGATTACCGAATCTGAAAAGCAACGTCTGCGTCGTCTCGCAGGTATTGTTTAAATTTTACTTTTACGCCTAATAAGCAAAGGAGAAACAAATGGAATTATTTGAAAACTGGTCTGAGGTAAAAGACGCCCTTCTGGAAGGTCTTGACACTCAAAAGAAACAAATCGTTGGTACTCTTCTGGAGAACCAAAAGCAACACATCCTGTCGGAATCGGCTGCTGCCGGTGCTGTTGCTGCTCACGACATCGCAGGCTTCCGTAAGATCCTGATCCCGATGATCCGTCGTATTATTCCTGGCACGATTGCTACCGAAATCGTTGGTGTTCAGCCAATGCAAGGTCCAGTTGGCCTGGTTTACACGATGCGTTACAAGTACGGTGAAGCCGTTACTCAACCTGGTACCCCATTCGCACCTCTGACTGGCAACATCGCAGCTGGTGACGAACTGTTTGGTAACAACCCAGCTCTGCGTCAGTTCTATTCTGGTGCTGCTGGTGGTCCCGCTGATCAACCAGCTGGTGCTTCTGGCATCACAAACGCTGCTGGTGACGAGGCTGACATCGCTACAGCCGCTAACGGTGGTGCATGGCCTTCAAGCCTGCCTGCTTATGACACAACCAAGTTTGGTCCTTACGGTCCTGACGCTATCGGCAAATCATACGCTGGTTCACTGTACGGTGGTTCCGGTTCGATGATCGAAGGTTCTGGTGGTCGTAACGTTAAGCTGGAAGTTGTGTCTCAGGCTGTTGAAGCTGGTACACGTAAGCTGCAAGCTGGTTGGACTGTTGAAGCTATGCAAGATCTGAAGAGCCAGCACGGTCTGGATCTGGAAAGCGAACTGTCGCAAGTTGTGTCCGCTGAAATCGTTCAGGAAATCGACTCAGAAATTCTGACCGACCTGATCGCTCTTGCAGGTACTGTTGCTGCTTATGACTACAGCACTGTTGGTGTGACCGGCTACCAGCCAGCATACCTGGGTGACCGTTTTGCAAACCTTGGCGTTGTCATCAATGCCGTTGCAAACGAAATCGCTCGTAAGACACGTCGTGGTCCAGGCAACTTCATCGTTGTATCGCCAATGGTCGTTTCGATTCTGCAATCTGCTGCTAAGTCGGTGTTCGCACCTGCTGTGGCTGGTTCATTCAAGGGTCCTAACAACACAATGTTGGTTGGTACACTGAACGGCACCATCAAGGTTTACAGCTACCTGTGGAACCAAGTTTCTGGTCTGAATGGCACCGCTGCAGATACAGTTCTGGTTGGCTACAAAGGTGGCAATGGTGAAACCGACACTGGTTACTTCTACTGCCCATACATCCCTCTGATGTCAAGCGGCGTTGTGATCAACCCTGTCAC